ATGTGCGTGTGTTCTCAATAACCAGCACACACTATCTCAGGACATGACACGCTCATCACCAATCACATGACCATCACACATCATGATGAGCCACACACCCACTATCTCAGAGCGATGACAACGCAGAGCAACGCACACTCATCACACGACACGTCATCGTCTGCACACTGCCATCGCAGGGACTCCACCACTGCCTATTAAGAGATGATTCATGGGGTCCAGTACCTAACTGCTCGCGTGAGAGTGGGACGCCACTAACACTCTAATACTTCGTGTCACACCACTGTTGTGATTGAGTTGTTGTGACGGCGCAATCGTGAATATTTTTCTAGTAGTTTTTGCCATCCACATATTGGAATGTGTGATGTTCTGACTAGTGTTGGTGCTGGTCGAATGCTGCCATGTTGTTGTGAATCATTGGGCGTTTAACTGAGTGTGATTGTCGCGTCTAAGTTGAAGGTGCTCCGCATTGATGTATGGCACGTTGGCACGTGCTCGCGGCGCTCACGCTTGCTCAGAAGGATTTAGCGGGGCGGCAGCGCCGATCTCGGTACACGTTATGGTAGCAGGGTCGTCTACTATCTCTAATCGTATGCAAGGAGTGCGATATTTGCGTTCTGCTTCTGTTAATTGCTTTGGAGTTAGTCCCAGGAGAACATGTGTGTCGGGAATAGTAATGCCGCATTCTACGCACACATCCACAATCTTAAATACCACGCTGGTTTGAGATAACGCTCGCCGCCTGTATCTGCGACTGCTGACGCTGCACCACAAAAGAACCATACGATAGTTCTGCTCATGATTGCGCCTCTTTCGCTTTGTCTTTCTGCTTACACTCTCCGTTTACCATTTCATCAAGTTCTTTCTCGGATGCATCGCTGTAACAAATCAGCATGTCGCAGTTCTGACAGATTAAATAGCCACCACAATTAGATTCATAATTTTTGTGTTTCACTCGTCACCTCTTTTGCTTTGTCGAGCCAATATTGCGGCGTGTTGCCATTTATAGTGCGATAGGAAAGATCAATTGATGCTAAGGAAAGAGCTTCCTTGTGCAACTGCAATTGCTTGTGTAATTCCGACCATTGCGGATCATCATCACACCAAGAGCGATAATATTGCGCCTCATCTTCGGCAAGACTCAATTCTTCTGTCTGTCGCTCAAGCTCGCTCAATAAATACGGGATGTCTTCGCGTGAGTGTGCGATAAATTGCTCATTCCCATAATAAACATTAGCAACAAGGTCGCGCCAAAAGCTCCCATCTGCGCTTTTAAAAAAAAACGACCCCATCAACTTTGTCATATGCCCACGGTCCATTACTAGCACCGGCACAGCGCTTGCGTATCTCTTCTAATCTGTCAGTCATCGCTATTGCTCCCCGTACCTCATCTCTATAAGCAAACAATAACACAATAGAATTTTCATCGCAACCTATTGCACAATCTACCATACTAGATTATACTGATTAAGTTGAGAGCGACGAGATGAGGGACGCGAGATGAATAGATTTACACTAGGTGGCAAATGCGTATGCGGAAATCAATTGCCAAATGTTTTGATTACCGAAACACCTTATCAGTACTGTTCAAGCGCTTGCAAGGAAATCGCCGCGCAACTAGAAGCATTAAAAGACACGCGAATCGCTTGTAATAAATGTCAAACCTGGCATGAGCCCAAAATGCACATTAAGAAGACTCGCTTTGGCTCACTAGCTGATTTGAAAGAATTGTCAAAAGTTTAAACACCCTAAAAAACGAGATGAGGACGAAGAAATGAATCAAATTACTCCAGCGATGAATGCATTAACTGAGCAAGTGATTGCATTCACCGTGCGCCTTCAAGAAGATGACAAAATCATCAGCGAAGGTCGGGCCGACATGATTGAGCATTGCATTACCGAATTACAATATCGCTTATCGAAATTGAGCGATGTCATTCGCGCTAAAACTGTTGTCGATGAGGTGTTGTTTTCAATTCCAAAGGAGGAAGAATAATGAAAGAGTGGGAAAAAGAAATGAATGAAGGAACATTCAAGCATCCGCGCAATGGCATGACATGCCGAATCTGGCGCAATGATACGTGTGGTTTTTTGTGCGGATATTTGACACTGCCCGAAGATCATCCTTGGACGCAAGCAGAAAGTTATAACGACATTGATGCTGAGGTCCACGGCGGATTGACCTTCAAAAAAGACAACATTATTGGCTTTGATTGTGGACATTATGGTGACATAATGCCTCGACTCATTGCAATGAGCAGCTTTCCAGCACTTAATGACGCTACTTATAGAAATTGGGAGTATGTCGAGCGTGAATTGCACTCACTTGGCGATCAGGCGCAAGCGGCATACAAACCTGCTAAACGCGAAGAAGATACAATAGCGCAAGACGAATATAATCGCGTTGTTCGCGAGGGGTTGAAATCATGACACGATTTAACTCTGCGCAACTCAAGCGAATAATGCGCCGTCACTTCCCTGCCATCGCCAAGCTCACAATCAAGCAAGATCGATACTCATCTCTAACTGCTGGCACTGTTATCAATGTGCGTTTCGCTGGTGGTGAGAGCATTGATGGGGTGCGAGATTTTGTCATGTCCCACGCGAATGACAAGCACGTGTGGATGCCTGTTATAAAAGTGGGAAGCCTATCTTCTCTCGAATAGCCAATAGCCGCAACGATTCATAACACTTCTCCGATACGAGCCATGCCTTGCCACGTATCTTATCTTTCTGCGACATGCGATATTTTTCACGATTGCTTATCTGTTTGACAATCGGAAAACCAGCGGGGCGCAATAACGTGCTCGCGGCTTTTTGCTCAATCATTTTTAGATTCAATGAATAGCTAATCATCCTCGCCTGTCCATTATCATCACCAGCACGATTACAGCGACAGAACCAATTGCGATACCACACGCTAACACGCTTGCGAAATTCATCATCTCGGGCACAGTCATTTTAACCTCTTCAAGAAATTGCCAATTACATGTATTCGCGTGGCATCTTTTTCAATTACTTGATCTGCTTTTTGCTCCAACTCAAGTTTATGAACACGACACGCAACCTCATCGAAATCACCCGCGCGGATATAAATGCGGTAATGACAGCGCTTTGACTGACATCGAAAGCATTGATTAACCGTCATTACACTTACTCGATTGCCTTGCATTTAATTGCCCATCTCTCATTGACAAATTCTAGCATGGCAGATTATGCTAACAGTGTCAACCGAGTGAGGGGTTTTTATGACGACTGCATTTATTGTAATGGTGACGATTTTATTAGTCGGCTTTATCGCTGAACACCGAGCGTACACTCGTGCCGCAATTAAGGAGTTAGATTAATGCAAGTTATCGCTTTTAATTGCCCATATTGTGGTGTTGCAATTTTTCGCTGCCCTGTCACGAAAGTTGTATTTGAAGCGCCTACAGTAAATAAATCGGTGAGCCTATTGCCGCATACTTGTACGAGTGTCGAATCATATCGTTCACATCTTGAACGTTGCGCATTAATGGAGTTCGTCGAAAAATGTTGAGCGAATTCACAATCTTTAAAATGAATGTTTTGCTAAGCAATCATGCCGATATGACAGAAGATGAAATAACCGACCGTCTAAACGAAATTCTTGCAAGCATCGGATTGTTGGTCATTCAGTGCGAAGATTGCAATCAAGAAATCACAACTGCCCAGCTTGCTAAGAGAATATTCCCGATACGCATAACGCACGGCGATTGCAAGGTGACTAAATGAGCGAAATCACACTAAAATGCCCCGAATGTCACAAACCTATCGAAGCCACAATCTCTGAGATTGAGCTTAAACGATTGTGGAGCGCACATTGCAACAGCATTACGAGCGAAAAGCGTGTTGCGGCGTCACGCGAGAATGGTCGTAAATATGGCGGCAGACCTGTGGGTGTCAAAGAGACACGACCAAGAAAAAAGGCAGAGGAATAATCCCCCACCTTTCTCAATGCCTAAATTCGTTGATTATTCTACTTGCCTTTGAGCTTTCGCGCCTTAGTGAAATCATCATGTGAATCATCTTGATCGGGGGAATCACTTGTCGAATCAGGCTCAACACTAAAATCTTCTGATGGCTCCGCGATTACTTTGCCTGGCACATTTCCATCTTCAGGCGCCTCGTATGTAGCCTCCGCCGGGAATTTGTTGGCAAATTTCGTATAATCGCCACCTGTATTAAGCCATTTATACCCGTCTGGATGTTGTGCTTTTTCAGCCTCGCCCGCATGTGCCGACACGACCTCTTTTCTGTAAACCACCTTTTCGTCGTGGTTTACCTTATATTCCATGGCGCCAATTTTGTGAAAAGTCTCAGTCATATTGCCTCTAGCCTCTTTCTGGTCTACACTTGGAATTACTATACATGAGGTAGTCTGATGAGCGGTTTATTTAGTCGATTGTTCGGTAATGACAACGCAAACCCCATTAGCTCCACAAACCCATTGCCGGTTACAACCTATACACCTACTGATACTCCCGCTAACTCGACAAGTGTAAGTGCTGCTTCGTTGCCAACAGTTTCCACAAACGTACCCTTCACTGCTGCCTCAAATAACTTTACTCTGACCAATAACTCAGCATTATTAGGCTCAATTCTATATGTAAGCCTCATCAGCCCTGCGACGACCACAAGCTATGCAATCCAGCCGCAAACGACCTTCACATATGCAGGCGCCTCAATTATAGGCATATGGATTATAGGAAGTGCCGCAACCGGTGGTTATTCCCTCTTTGCCCATTAAGGATGACATGAGATGATAGGAAGGATTATTCACGCAGTCGAATCACCATTCAAAGTAGGAGCACATTTAGTAATGAACTTTGCAGAAATCATAACCGCAGCAGAAGCAGCAACCGCCCTTTATTCTGAGCTTAAATCTGATGGCACTTTAGCCGATTTGCAGAAAGCAGAGGAAACCCTTCTTACTCTTTACAAGAATCCTAAAGTCCAAGCCTTGTTAACAAGTTTAGAAACTCTCGGAAAACATGTATCTACTTCAGCTGTTGCCTCGCCTGTTGTAGCAACAAAATAATCATGAAACCTCACTACAGTTCTCGACATGTTCAAGACGCATCGCTAGACGTTCTCGCCGTTCAGCCGATTAAGTCTGAGCGTGTCAGAACAAGTGAGCGATATCAGCTAGTGCCATCGCAATCAACAAATAGCAACAGTGCAAACACTCAGGAAAATGCTAGTGGATATACAAACAACGCCAATTCGTACAACGTATATGGCGGCGGTCAGTCTGGATTACAAAATCAATTAGCTGGAAATTACAGTAATTTGATCGGTGGCGGTCTTTCCTCATTTACAAATAACCCTAACTTGGTAAGCGCCTATCAGACTGCATACAATCAAACCGCGCCAGCTACAGCTATGCAGGGCGGCGCTGGATCGCCACAGTTGCAAAGCAATTATGCAATGGGATTACAAAGCCTATTAGCCAATCAATTCAATACGGGCACAAGTAATTATGAAAATGCTTTGAGTGGCGCAGGCTCAACCGCATTTAACGCGCTCGGCACAAATAACACTACCTCTGGTACAAGTCAAGGATATACAGCCGGACAAAATGCGGGCACACAAACGATTTCGCAAAATCCATTAATGATGCTTTTAATGTCAGCACTTGGTGTGCCATAAATGGAACCAAATTATCTAACAGGCGGCGTTAGTTCGAGCGGTTTACTTGGCAGCCTGCTAGGACTTGGTGGCGCTGGTGGCTCTGCTTCGAATAGCCAAAATCAAGACAACACGCAAAACAACACCAATAGCTTAGGTGGTGGCGGCGGTACTTTAACGGGAACAGTCTCGGCGGGCGGCGGTGGTGGTCCGAATAACTCTTTTACCCTTGGCAATCAAACGGCGCTGACCGATCAGACTGCAACGGCTAAAGGCGGTAATGGTGGATTTGGTCTTTTTGGTGGCGGTGGCGGTGGTGGTGCAGCTAATGCGTCTAACCAAAACTCCACACAGCAGAATCAGCAGGTTAGCCAATCAAACCCCTATTACAATTCGATCAATCTTGGCTCAACCTTTCAACCGGTTGGATATGCACCCGGCATGTCTACACCTGATTATGCGAATCCCGGTATCAATATTCCAAACACGCCACTAATGCAGTTTTCACAGATGGCGATGAACTACGGGAGCAATAAGTAATGAAATTTAGAGGCTTCCCGCGCTCAGTTTGTTGTCAAGTCGCGCTACGTGCGGTTGTTTCGGCAGCGGCCGATCCACTTTTGAGCGTTGTGGACCCATTAAGTAGCGCACTTAGACCTTTATCGGGATTGCTCGGTGGTGGTGGCGGGCCGGGCGGTAGCGCAACTCTTAACCCTAATCAATATAATTCACAGGCAAACAGCAACAGCAGCTATGCGCCGCAAACGATTACCTCAAATTCATTAGACTCGACATTCCAACCAGTCGGCTTTAATCCCGGTTATAACAACCCAAGCAATAACAATCCTGGCATTCAAGCTGTGGAAACAAATGGCTATACCCCGCAATCGCTTAACGGCAACATTTCCAGCAATCCAACGCTAGACGGCTTTGCCAAGATGGTGCAAGGCGCTGGCGGCGCAGGCATGGCAGTAGGCTCGCCATATTACAACGCTGTACCCGGTCAAGGTTTAGGCGCTCCTGCAATGGCAACCGTTCCCAACACTGGCAATAGTGCAGTCCCCCAATCTAGCGGCAACAATCTAGCTGAGATGTTGCAACGCTCACAACAACCTCCACAGCAGCAAGCTCCACAATCATTAGGCTCACCACAACAATGGGGCATACCGCAAAATCCACCATCGGCGAATGTGTTGACACAATATCCGAATGCTACGGCAACCGCGCGTGGAAGTGGTGCCGGTTATAAGCCTCAAAGTGGTATGGTGCCACCCCCGCCACCAACTACATCTCTTGCTAGCGCAATGACAATACCCGGTTTGTCGCCTGATGAGGCACAAGCACTCGCTGCATATCGCGCTCACAAGGCAGGATTATCTCCAGCTGCACAGCAGGCGCAATACGATAATCGTGCCGCCGCTCAAGGTTATGATGGCTCGCCTGATTCAGTTGCCGATATTTTAGCGCCTGAATTGGGACCATCTGATAAACCTGTCAATGTTCTTGAAGGCGTAGCAGACCCTACACTTAAAAGACTTTATGCCAGCCGCGAAACGCTAGAAAAAAATCATTTGCGCGATGCTACAGACGATCGTCCACAACTGTTAAAACAACTCAAAGCCGCGACTGCTCAACATAATCATTTAGCTCAAATGGCGCGAACCGTAGACCCCGAAACCGGCTTTATGGGAATGCTCACACCAGATGTAGAAGACAAAATCCGTGAGCGCGCAGCCAATGATTATAAGCGCAGACATCCAAGACCAGACCCACCTATGCTCGGTATGCCTTCTTTGCCGCCACAAAGCAAAGGACTGAGAGTCGCGGCCGGTATTTTTAGAGGTGTGCGCCCACTACAGGAAGCGGTGCGCCAAGAGGATTGGATGCGTCACAACGCATATATGGACCAACGGCAAGCGAATAATCAAGACATGATTATGTATCGCGAACAGATGGCGCACTGGGAAGCTAATGGCGAAAAAGCGGAAGAATCAGCAGTTAGAAATGCGCGATTCAACATTGGCAACAATGTCAAAGTAACACAGCAAGCCGTCGTTGACGCTCGCAAAAACTATGAGAACGCTGATAAGGATTGGCAGCTTGCTACTAAAAAAGCAGCGATGGCAGCTAATCGTGACATTCTTCAAGCTGCTCAAAGCGATGCATTCAAAGCACGCTTAGCTGATAAAAAGTTCGCCGAACAGCATAAAAAATTCATGGAAAATATTGCCAAGGAAAATGTACGACTGCGTTCTCAAAGCAATCAAATTTCGCAGCAAAAAGCAAACATTATGCAAAAGAATTACGATCTTGCAGATGTTCGCGAAGATTTGGCCGAAGACAAATTCGACTTTCAAAAACAAGAGCAACCAATTAAAGATGCTTACATGCAATCTGGTATGGAATTAAATGCCACACGCGCCGCGGAGTCAAGAGCAAAAAATCTTGCGTCTGATGCTGATATGTACAAATACCCTAAAGCCCGATATGCAGGCGAACCAGCAACCGAAGCGCTTTTTAGACATTACGCAATGAGCGAAACTAACCCCGAAGAATTGCGTAAAAAAATAGTCGACAATGGATATAGCATACGGGAGTAAAAAATGCCTGACTCACTTGATCGGTTTTTGAGCCAATCGTCATCAGGCGTAACCGCTCAAGCCGCACCCGAAGCACCACCACCAGAAGCAAAGAAAAGCGACTCATTAGATCGCTTTCTAGCGAAGCCCGCAGTCTCTAAAACTAATGGCAAACAATTTGATTTAGGCGCGACTTATAATCAATACGTCAAGCCGACACTCGATGCAGCAGGCGCAGAATTTAAACAGCATGGATTGATACCAGAATTGGCCGGTGCGGCTGGCGGCGCATTGCGCGGTGGCGCTGAACTGGGGGATCTCGTTGCGCTTCCATCAAAGTTTGCAGCGGACAAACTCGCGGCCGCTGTTGGAATGAAAAGCCAATCCCCCACATATGCGCAGCAAGTGCAAGCACTTTTAGGACCAACAAAAACGCCAATAGCTGATGCCGTTGGTCATTTTTTGCCGTCAGTTGCTGTCAATTTCTCACCGCGCGGAGTCGTGAAAAACGCGCTTGCCCAGGGTGCCATCAATACTGCGCTTGGAGAAGGCACGCGACTTGCGCAGACGGGACAATTCGACCCCAATGAAGCGGCCAAGCAATTTGGCATTGGTACAGCTGTTGGCGGCGCATTGGGTATCGCAGGCAAAGGCTTGGAACATTATCAATTAAGCAAAGGTGGCATTGATAAAGGGTTCAAGGCAGGATTGCCAGCAAAACGCTTGGCTCGGGACAATGCAGCCGAATTAGATGCAATCGCAAAACAGCGCGCTGCAAATTTAGCGGCACAACCTACAGCGATGCAAGATGCACAACGCAAATTAGATGCTGCAAAAGCAGAGCGTGATGCAGCAATTGGCGCACGTCAAGCCAATTACAAAGAACCAAAAACAGAAACACCATTTGACGCAAAATCTGATGATGAGTTAATTGCGTTAATGTCACATGAAAGCGAAGAAGTACAGCAAAAAGCCTACGAAACTTTAGAGCGTCGGCACCCTGATCCTCCTACCAATGGTGGCTCAGGTGGTGGCAATCATCCCGAACAATTGCCCCCGCATTTATCTACGCGCGAACAAGTTAACGCGATGAAGCACACTAACGCTCGTCCTGCATCAGAGGAAGAAGCGGCAGCGCTTAAAGATGTAGTGCTTGCAAAAACTCGCAGAGATAGGGCATATCATCAGTTCGAATCAGCTTTTAAGCAATTCGTAGAAAAACTAAATGCGCGCGGCGTCATTGGTCCCGCATATGATAAGCGTCCTAATTTCATCCATCCAAATATCGATAAACAATTGCGCGATGCAGCAGCTAAAGCAGTAGGCTTCTCGCATTTAAATGTTGTGCCTAATACAGAAGCATCTCTAATTCGTGACGAGAATAATAGCGCGAAGTTTGCAGATTACATTCTAAAAGGCAAAGACGACCTTCAAGCTGGAATCGAAATTAAAAAGCTAGCCGACAAAGTCGCTGCTTTGCAAAAGCAATATGAAGCAGTTCGAGACGCCGCGCGAATCACAACACGATTAGCCGAACACGAATCTGTGCGCATGGATGTAAATGGGCATCATTACACAGTTTCCAATCAAACGCAGAATCGTTATCATCCACCAGCTGATGCAAACGCAACGCAAGCCGCAGCGTATAAATCCGACCTTGCGGCACGGCGCACAGCAGAACAAGCAAAATCGCCAATCGTTGACATGACGCCAAGTCGAACGAAATTAGCTGACATCATTAAAGGTTTCAATCCTAACTTGGCAAAAATTCTAACCGGCGCACCACTGGATGATAAAGCGCTTCAAGAATTGGGTGAGAAGACTGGACGACTTGCAGAAATTAAAGACTTCATGACGCAATTCATTGAAGAAGAAGCAGGACACGGTGTAACCGAATACCCGCTAGTTGTCGCCAAGCAAACTCTGGAAACTTTGTGGAAAGCAGTAGGTATGGCGAATGTAAAAACCCCTAAGCAATTCATAAATCGCGCTGGCCAAGTATTCTTGAACGAGATGAATATGGATATCTTTAAACGTAGCGCTCAACCTGAATTTGTCGCAGAATTACAACGCGCGATTGCTAAACGTGCGATTGCATTACAAGGAATTGATTTGCATCACATGAGCGTCGACGCCATGAATGATTGGACGAAATTGCGTGACCCGGCTGAAATTATGGTATCGCAACATCTAACACCACAATTAAAACAAGCACTCATCAACGTTCGACAAGTACGCAAAGAAGGCGCTGCGATGATAAAGCGCTATATGGATTTTATAAAAGACAAAGACCCAAAAAACAAAGAACTACTTTCCGTGTTGCATAAAGAATTGCGCCTGAATTGGGAGAATCCAGAGTTTGCACATGACCCCGGCTCAGACATTCTAAATGCCATTACTACAGGCACCACGAGCGCGATTAGTTTGGGCAACACGCACATGCACGCGTTACATGCAGTTGAAGCCGTTCACGCTAATCTAGTGCTTGCGCCTGGTGAATTTGCGCGGGCGGCCAATGCGCTTGCAAAAGACCCGCGCGGTACATGGGCATTTGCAAAATCCTGGAATACAAAACTACCGATTAGTAACATGTCTGAAGATTCGATGAATCCGATCAGCAACGCTGTCAACAAATTCCAAGAACCGCTAACTAAATGGATAAAAAATCAACCGATTGCGCACGGCATCCAGCAAGCGATTAGCGGTCAAGGCATCGAAGGGGCAAAGAGTGGATTAACCCTCATTACCGCTTCAGAATATGCGGCCAAGCAGATGAAGTATCCAGGCGGTGGCACGGCCTTACGCAATGATATGGTTAAAGCGATGGTCAATCCGTCAGTGATGAATCCAGAAACGCGCCTTCAGGCGGCAACGCATATTTGGGATTTTATGGACCGCTCATTAGGTGCTGGACCGTCGGGCTACAAGGTAGCGAATATCGTCGATCGCTCAACTGTCAATTTCGGTGCAGTGTCGCGCCTTATTGCACCATTCTCACGCTCAATTATTCAACAAAGTCGCGTGCAGACCGGCATATTAAAAGATCTTGGAAAAGCAATGGTATCAGGAGATTTGCCGGGCATTCGCACTGGTATGCGTCAATTAATGACATCAGCGATTGCACTTACTAGTGTTGCGGGCGCCAATGTCATTCCATGGGAAGTACGTAATGCGCTTGCTAATGGCACCGACGAAAATCGTGAAACGTTAGACAAAATGGAGAAATTTTTAGATAGCGCTGCATTCGCCGGCCATTATTTAGGCGGCTGGCGTATGGCTCACGTGCAACCTACATTTTTCCCACTCGCAAAGGTGGGCGGCAATGTCGTGCAGGCATCAGTTAAAAACTTGCAAACACTCGATAGCAGCAAGTCGAAGGATAAATCTAAAATTGCGGCTGCATCTATGTTTGCAGCCAAAGTAGGCATGAACGAACTGGCAGACACGATGTCTTTAGAAACCGCACGTAAAATCTATAATGCATACGAAGAAGCTCATGCCCACGGCACGCACACAACCGATATTTACAGCGAGTCTGGAATGCATTTACGCGGATTAGGCGGTCAAAAAGTGCCATTGCCTTTTGGACTCGGTGAAGCTGATGAGCGTACCAAAACCAAAGTGATTGGTAAGACTGTTGAGCGCATGGAAGAAACGGAAGCAGTCTTACGCGCCATGTTTCAACCTGGTGAAAGCGAGACTGAAGACCAAGACCAGCGCAAGGCACGCAATAAATACGACGCCAAAATGACGAGAACGTCACAGCGTTGACAGCCGCCACACAATTCCCCATACTTAATGTTAACTAGGACGAGCAATTAGAGGATTATTCTCATGGCTAAGAAAGAAACGAAGAAAGAAGAAAAGAAAGCTGAAAAGAAAGAGATTCGCAAAGAAAAGGGCAGATAGTCATGGATGACGGCAAAAAATCTGACGAAATAGAAAAACCCAAAGCTGAATCTAAGCCTAGCGAAGGTAAAGAATCCGGCCGCGAGCAGAAAGCAATGCGCGAAATGGGATATGCAGGCGACTCAAAACGCGGTAAGTCTCGCGAGACCCGCTCACACTCAAGAGGTAGATGATTATGGCACCTGCTATTATCAACACACCGCAAAATATAGACCGCCATTTTTTGCCGCCAAATGAAAATGGCTGCATTGAATGGGGGCTTAAAGTTGATAAAGATGGTTATGGGTCTTACTCCATTAATCATGTAGGACAAAGAGCACACAGAATTGTTTATGAGCGTACTTATGGCGAAATTCCAAAAGGATTATTGGTGCGTCACAAGTGCCATAATCGCAAATGCGTAAACATTGAACACTTGTTGTTAGGAACGCCTCAAGACAATATGACCGATATGGTTCAAGCAGGACGTTCTTTAACCGGAGAACGAAACCATAAAGCTAAACTAACTGCTGATGACGTTCAAAAAATCAAAGATTTAATTTTACAAGGATACAGAACTTGCACTATCGCAAAAATATATAACTTGAATTGGAGCACTGTGGGTCATATTAAAATTGGTAAAAACTGGGCCCATTTGGGCTAAAGGAGTACGAAATGTCAACAGGCAGCGAAAACGAACGTGAAGGCCTCAACGCAATTGGTAATCCAGAAGTTCAAGTACGCGATGCTGAAGGCGGAATGCCCGGAGAAGGCAACCTTGGTCAAGTTAGACCAACTGGTATCCTTGCACGCGGGACTGCCGATACTAAATTGCGCACCGGTCGTGGCGGAACAGCCGCGGGTACTGAGCGAATGAAGTCACGCGGTCGCTAAGGAACGTTTCTAAGTGCGATAGCGTCCCTTCAATGTCCTCGGTACTAGGTAATGTCTGATGATCACAACTTCAGTAGTGCTGCTGATGAGCCTATTATTCCTCGGGCTGATGCTCTTCGAATTTCTGCACCTATACAAACTTCCATAGATCAAAAGTTCGTAACAATAGCTTTTGCCATTGGCGTGATCGTGCTCAGTTTGGGTTCGGTCGTTTTGGCGTGTGCATTAGTTGTGCTTTGCTTTTTCCACCCAGCAGAAGCGAATGCTTTTTTGCTCTTACTTGGCTCGCCGATTGCAATACTGGCGATCACGAATACGATTAGAATCACGCGATTAATTCAGGCTGCTCGTTCTGCAAAAACTATGGCTGAGATTGAGGCACTGGCTGATGAACGCAACTCTAAGTAGCGCTGGTGCTGTGTTTATGACGCAACCCAGCTTTGATAGTTTTCACGCGCTGCCCTATCTCGACGGTGGTGGAGTTCCTACTATCGGCTATGGGACCGTCATTAATGCTGCTGACGCTGCTGGCAAATATTCAAAAGGCATCAGTAGAGAAGACGCGCTAGCCTTGTTTCAAGCACATGTTGATAATGAGTGCATTGCCTTAAATCGCTTTCCTGCGTTTTGCCTGCTCATGCAGCATCAAAAAGATGCAGTAATTAGCCTTGCGTACAACATTGGAATTAACGCTTTTATTGGCTCAACAATCTTTCAAAGAATCAAGGGCGGCATGACTGATTTGCAGCCTTGGCTATTATTTGTTCGCGACGCAAAAGGCGTAACTGAGCCGGGACTGGTCACACGCAGAATTAAAGAGCTCCGACTATTTATTTACGGTGCCTATAGTTGATCCGTAATAAGCAAGGCACGCGGCATCTGCTCTGCCATCGCATTGTTTGCGGCAACGGGGTCGTACTAACTGGATGCCGGGGAAAAGTTGCTGTGCGCGAAGTATAGATGCCTTTTTATCGCTCTTATCCATATTGACGAGCACTTGTTTTTTCCAAGTGATTGGAGCGACTTGCGTGTAAGGAATGGCAAATGCAACTAACATGCCTTCGATTTGTCCGATGAGTTTTTGCTGAGCTCCGATTGAAGTTGCCGAACGCCCTTGCACTTCTTCGTCAGGCGCACCGTCGACACCCTTTTTGCCTTGCGGAACAATCACCCACACTTTTTCCATATAAACGTGATCGATCATATCGGAAGCGACTCGTAGCCATGAAGCAAGTGCGTGGAGATCGAGCTTTTTTCGTTTCTTTTTGTTTTCAATGACTTCGATTATTGGCAAGTCGAAAAATTCTGGCTTGCCTTCGACAATTCCGCAAATGGAACCTTGAGCACCGGGGTCGATTCCGACTATCCATTTATTCATCTTCTTCGCCAATGTAATTCTCTGTAGTGCCATCAATTGCCTTTGTCAGTCCTGTCTTAAGTTTGCTTGGTGACCAAGCGCCATCGGGACCACCGACGCCCATGCGGCCAAACGGGTCTTCCTCTTTAATTGTGATGTTGTAATCTTCAGGCACTATGCCAATCTCGCGCAGTGCTTCAATAAAGTGATCAGGATTTGTAATGGTGAGCGTCGTAATCTTTTTCTCTTCCCACAATCCGGCTGGCGAATAACGTTCGCCAAAATCTTTGGGAGCATCCTCATCATTACCTGCCATAGCGTTTATCAGCAAGTCTTTCAAATAACCCTGTGAGGATTCGGGAATATATACCACTCGGGGAGTTTTGGTATAAAAGACGCCGAATCCAGTTTCCTTGTCTTTGTAGCTTTTCGCCTTCTCGCCGTGTTTATTTACTTTGGCGTGACGTTTTGCGTAGTCATCAAGGAAAACTTTCCGTTCTTCGTATTTGTGTTGATAAAGCGCCCGCAACCGACCCAATCGGATAGCAGCTTCGCGCGCCGCATCGTCAATTTGAACCTGTAAAGCGCGCAGTGTTCGCCCGTATTCGCGATACTGCTCGTGCTCGTCAATTTCTATTTCTTCCTCAACAGCTAGATGCGCTTCAGTTACTTCACTCATCTCACAAATCCTCTTTAACTTCAGGAGCGGGCGCCGTACCATCCGCCACCGCTTTAACGTGCTGTCTCAGGTCTTCCAACTGGTCGTAAGTGCAGGCAAGCGGCGAGAAGCCCTTGTATTTCGAAGCGGCGATTCTGCACACGGCTGCACGATTCTGTTTATGCGCCGACTCCATCTCAAAGAAAAATACCTTGAGATCGGTTGGCGTGACTTCACCGTTTGAACCCAACGGCTCGCGTTTCTCCACAATGGTTGCAACGGGAACCGCCCCCGTATTGGTGTTTGCATACTTTTTTGGTGGTGTCGCAGCTGTCCTCACTTTTAATTCGTGGTCGTCATCTTCACTGTCTTTTGCTTCCTCGGTGCCTATACAAAGAGTGTTGATTAGACAATATTTGAGCGCCGCTGACATTGCCTTATTTGTGGCCTTGTCGCTGCTATCCATCGCCTCGCCTGCTGTAGTGGCGCTGATATTTGAGCCGTCAACTGCATAGAATGTGAATTGGACAGTCAAGTAGACATAATTCAGCACACCACCATTTTTTGTCTCGCGCTCTTCATGCGAAGCGGTCAAAACATTGGGCAAACAGATAATCTTATTCTCGGCGAACACTGGCTGAACCGCATTGAGAAAATCATCAATGCCTCGGAATTTATACCGCTGGATTGTGTTCTCTTTGCTCTTGCTAACAGCCCCAACCTGCGCGAGACATTTTGCAAGTTGCTCGATTACTAACATTTTCAGTCCTCATCTCTAACAAATTTATGCTTTTTTGGCGTACCGCAATCGCCGATTTATTTTGATTGCCGATTCTTTGATTGACTCGCCTTTAATTTCTTCGCTTTTTTTCTGTTTTTCAAGCGCCTTCGTATATCCAAGAAATAATTTTTCTAATTCTTCAGATGTCATTTCAGGCAAACCTTTAAAGAACTGCATCAGCGCCATGTTTATCACGCGCGTCTGCGACCATCCCTTATTTGACTTGCCGTATCTATAGCATATATCATCAATACTATCGGAATGGCATTTCAGAAGTCTGAAAGTGACATACGGTTGATATTTAGGAGATGAGATGGACACGGATAAACCTCGTTATAAAGAAAATTTTGCTAAGGCCATTTTGATAAAAATGCCAAAAAAAATGCTGGAAGAACTTGACGCCATGGTAAAAGATAAAAACTATGCCTCACGTAATGAATTGCTGCGTCGATACATTCGTGAAGGTTTTGACCGTGAAGGCATATCTCTAGACCCCACGCTCTAGCGCATCATAGATTTGTCCGTAGGGTTCGGGGTCGGTTTGTTCGCAGACCTTCCCCAGCCCGAGGGCAAAGTCATGCAAGCCCACAAAGCAATTTAGAGACGTGGTGACATATTGATCGAGCGGTAAGGGTTGATGCCCCTCCACTTTAAATGTGTTAGCCATCTGCCCCCATTTGTGGACGGCGTTATTCTGATAGTGGTTAAAGTTGATCGTCTTAATATGCTCAGCAAGCGCATAAGCATTATCTCGCAATGACACAAGCGCGAACTTGCGATCAACCTTCTCGTAACTGTTGAGAAACACAGAATAGAGCGTGTCTATCTTGTTTATCTGTTCCTCGACGAGCCAGATATCGGCGGCCGCAATCGCTCGCAACTTGTTCAACAATTGCGTGATACAGTTTACATGCCATTCAAGCGGAGGCAAGCCGCCAACCTTCTCGGCTAGTTGATTGATGCTGTTTACAGTGTGGATCATGCAAACAACACTAGCATAGATATTGTTTTACTGTCTAGTTAAAATGGAATGTTGAATTGTGTGAGATATCCACCAATCGCGTTAATAATTGCCGCTGCTTGTGTTGGATATGCTGTAGTAATGACAGATTCAGCGGTAGTCACAAGTGTCGCTAATTGCGCCTGTGACAAGCCCGGCTGTGCGAATGCTTGGCAATAGATTAATGCGATTGGATATTTCGGAGCATTCGCATCGTTATAACAGGCATTCAGAAATCCTGTGTAGTTGGGTGAATTTACCACCGGCGGCACAACTGGACTTAAAGAATATGAGCCCTCGTTATTCAAATATTCTTGTGCGTCATATACCCCATTAACAGGCACGAAATCATAAATGTCCGAGGTGGTCGCATTCTGACTTGCAGCCGGTGCATAGATAATTTCAAGCGTCCGCGGTTGTCCGGCCGGAAAAACAATAATTGGCGTCGAACCTGTACCAGTTGCGTAATTAGCCATTAACCTGCACTCCTTACGTTTTGCACAAATTGATTGAGATTGACTATGCCGGTTGCACCAGCTACCGCCGCCTGTGCGCCACCCGTTCCAGCTGCACCACCACCGGCCGATATTGTTCCATTATTAGTGATAAACGTACCAGAAAGATCAATAACACCACCGCCGCCGCCGCCACCACCGGAACCTCCATTGCCACCACCACCGCCAGAAGCAGTAATACTGGCTCCAGTTGAAACTAAAATAGTTGATAAACAACGTATTTGAATCCCACCACCTGAACCACCACCACCCGCACCTGCGGTAGACGTTCCCCCTGCTGCCCCATTTGCTGTGATACTCGCTCCAGTAGGTAAAATTATGGCACCCGTACATTCAATATAAATCGAACCACCACCGCCGCCGCCGCCACCACCCGCTACCGAATTATTTGAATCACCACCACCACCGCCAGAACCGGAGAGATTTTGTGCTATCGAATAAATGCCGCCAGCATTATTCTTGCTAATTGCTCCAAATCCAGTTGCCCCTTTACCACCACCACCACCAAAGCCGCCGCCACCACCGCCAGTACTGGACACTAAATCGAGAGCGCCACCATCGCCAGCCGCAATACCAGATCCACGCGACGCCATACCAGTCGCGGTAGTTGTAGATGTCCCGATATTGCCCCCGCTGCATTCTGTCGCTGCGGTCCACGAGAAAGCACCAAATGTCATTGAGCCATTCACATGGACGCGCACGCCGCCACTCGATGTAATCGCGCCGGTTTGTGTCCAGTTTCCATTATGCCAATATTCACCAGTCAATGCGCCCGATGTTGGTAATGGTCGCGCGCCGGACGCACCACCCATCGTAAACTGACTATCACATGCAGCACATTGCGTATTTTTGATGCCTGCTGCAATAGCAATGTTTGTCGTATCAATATTGCCATTAAGGACTGCTGATACACCTGCAAAATTAGCATTGACTTGCCCAGCCTGCGCGAGTGTATTAGCAACAAATGTGTAAGTAGGATTATAAAAAGTCATGGCTGATTACCTGTTTGTGAATACGGGGTTGGAGAACTGAAATTTAACGATCCACTTTGTGATGTATACAACTGGCCCCCAACGGTTTTTCTACCACGAGGTACAAATCTAGTTTTAAACCCACACACGTCAAAATAAGGGATACCAATAGCACCATCAGTCAAAATTACATTGGACTGGATTGTGAATGAAGCGGCTGGTGTTCTAAACGGTTGGGTAGTGGCTCGTGGCACCCATTCGCCAGCAGGAACGAGTACAGAAAGCATTCCATGATTCGTAACTGGTGTTCCGGTGGCAGTTGCTACTACTCCGCTCCAATCAAAATTATTCCAATTATCTTGATCCCATACACCAGTATCAAAACCTTGATTAAAAAATGGAGTCGTAAATATAAATTCCTGAGTGTACAAGACAGTGTTACTGGCATTTGGAATACTTTGCCCATATAAATTGTAAGCGGCAGTATTGTTGAGAGTGTCTAATTCCACCCATTGGAAATCCTTTTGTAAACCGGGATCACCACCATGTAAATATGCAGTTTGATAAAAAATATTCGGATAGCTTCCAGCAAAGTTGACGCCCACTTGTCCTAACTCGAAAAATCCTAATGCTGATCCCGATGGACCGCCAGCAGAAAATAAGGCATTAAAACCGCTCTGATCATGTCCATTAATCAAGGGGCCTGATGGCCAACCGCTAAACGTATACCAAGCTGATTCACTCCAGCGATAAGCAAATTGTTGATTGCCGCCAATATCGCAAATATAGTAGTGGTCGGTAGCGTTGTAAGAGCCAAAAAACTTTTGAAATGGATTTGACTGTAATGTGGTAGTCAAACTAGTCGAACATAAATTCTGAATCTTGAGTGAAATGCACTCAGTGACAATTCCATTCGTGCGCCAAAATTGAAAATCACTGCCAAGAAAAAACACCCCAGGATATAAATCTTTCGACGGCACGTAGTACGCCGAATTGGCATCAAGCGCCCCAACAGGACAGTTGACAATTTTCTGAGTAAGAGAATTGAGCGGCCCTTCATAGTAAAAAATTACGGTATTACAGCCAATCATAAAACCACCGGATGGTGGTACTCCAACGGCTGATACACCTAGTGGGATAATCCATTGAATGAATTCATTTGCCCCTAATTGATTGATGTTTGCACCGATCCAAGTAGTGGGGTCGTTGACGTTTGCATACATAAAACCGCCCGGATAATAGATACCCGAGACGGTCACATTGCCCATAATTAGCGAACCTGCAAACGCTGTTAAAGTAGTGCCACTTGGTGGATTAACCGACCCAGCTAAACCACTACCAATTACAGCAGCTTCAGTATTTGTTAAAGCATTCCACATTCTTAGTGGAACGCCTTTTGCGGTCCAATATAAGACACCACCCAAATCTTGCATTCCAATTTGTTGACCTGGGGTATATTTCCCACTTGTTATCAAAATAGGAGATGCACCAGCAACGTCATAAACATTGCCACCAGCCCATACAACTTCATGGCGCGCACCATTATTGTCGTAAAACTCCCATCCCGCATCAGCTTGAAATGGAATTGTGCATTCTCTCGTATAGCCGCCACAATATTGCAATCGTCCAGGCACCGCAAAGCAATTTTGCAATGATGGCGATTCGTTCGATGCCAGTTCATAAGGCGAAGAATAGGTATTCAACCCACCTGTGAAATCGTGCAGGTAGATATTTGCGAGATCATCATCAGCGACTCCGACAAGTTTCTTAGCCACACGCCTCCTTAGCTTTTTTAGCTGCATGTCGAGCACGTTGATACGCTCTATTTGCTTCTAATTCTGCTGCGGTCATTTTTAATCGTTTCGCAGCTTGCCATTCACGCGCTTTAGTACGCATTTCTTCTTTCTTAGTATCGTAGTTACCGGCAGCCCAAATCCTCGCGCGCTCTCGTTTGCATTCTGCGCATGCCCGCACGTGTTCACCATAATAGTTTTTATGTCCTTGACTTTGATTTTCCGACGTCCGCTCGTGCCCTTTAGGACAATGAGTTGACCGCGCATATTTAGCAGCAGGATTATTTCCGCGCATAGAATTAACGCGACCAGGACAGAACAGCAAATGCAGTGGATTTACACAGGAGGGATTGTTACAAACAAGATGGTCGCATTCCCATTTCGTAGGCGGTACTCCATATACCCAACTTGCTATTAAACGCGAAGCAATTCCCGTCATACCCTTGGGGGTAGCGAATTGGCCATATCCTTCGTGGGTTTTGCCCGATTTCCATATCCAACATGCCAACCATGAATCAGAATCGACTTTTTCAATGAAACGATTCCACATTTCAAAAGGGGGTTTGATTTTAAGCAAATCATATAATTCAGCAGCGATTGTATAAGACAACATTATCAGTTCTCCAAAAAGGTTATTCGATAATATTGTAGTGCAATACAACAAATGCTACCTCAATTGCGGACTTTGGTCAATAAAGATTATTGAGCTTGAGCCGCGAGCGAGCGATGGCCAAGCTTCCCCGCCATACGTTGGTGGCGTCTTGAGTTGCTTCATGGTGATACCATAAAGTCGCATGTCTTCTTTTGCTTTTTCGTAGATTTTGTCATAATATGCCGCTTCATCTAACGCCGATTCTTTTTCCTTGCATCGCGCAATTGCGTATGCCACCCACCCCTTGCTGAAACGTGCAGGCACCGCACAAGGCGACAATGGCGTATTCATGAACGGATGGAAACGTGTGCACCATATCGTGGTGTCGTAATTGCTTGATGGCACTGGCCACAATCCCAACACGGTTGTCGGTTCTGCCTGATTCGGCATTGTTGGTTGAATTGGAAACACTGAGATATCACCACTATTTGTGCCCGCACCTTGAGGTGACAATAGCGTTGATGCTGTCCGCGTATAAAACAGCAAAGGAATGTTGCCAACTTTCGAGGCTACTTGAACGTCGGCGGCGTCAACCGCTTGCAGTTCAAATAATTGCCCCGAATAGATGGCAACACGCAGAATCTGATCTACCCATGGCTGCAAGGCAGCTTCTTGGATAGGATTGTTGGTAGTTCCAGGAACATTAGGCCAGAGAAATTGAATCGGCATTTCAAGATTTTGTGCCTCTGAGCACATATCTTGGGCTGCATAATTCAAGTCGTAAATGATGTCTTCGTCGAGCCAATAGTTAGGTATCAGTTCGCCGATACGAACTCTAGTCTGATATACGCCATCTCTTAGAGTAAGACCCATTCACGTTTACCGACCTTACAGGATCTGAACTGGATATGAACCGGCGGTAGTCGTGGTATTCAACTGCAGGATATTCGATTGAATCGAAGTACCCGCCGTAGCAGCAATTAAGCTGCCGGCTGTAGTGCTAGACACTAAGAACTTTGGCGCAGTCTGGGAAGCTGCTACCAACGAAGTGGCAAGCCCGCGAGTGGTCATCCAGGCGATGTTATTAGCGACAAGAGCAGTCGAACCGCTCCTATCTAAAACACCAACAATTGGAATAGTATTCGCGGTAGTTGTCGTCACGACAGCAGCGAACATATTTGAGTTGCCGATAGTGTAAGTAACAGCAGAGAACTGAGCGGCACCACCAGTACCAACATTAACGAGCGCAGTTTCAGTGAAATCGTAGAGCAAACCGCGAGTACCAAGCACCATGCCAGAACCAGGCGGAAAGCCATTTGTATTAGCATAAGCGGTTACGGCAGTACCGTAAACGTCGCTTAATTGTCCGTACATTGTAGTCGGATAAATCCATTGATTAGCCATTGTTTTTAATCCTTCTCCTTAGCCTGTAATGCCGGACATTTGGGTCATTGTGTTTGGACGCTCATGTTTCAATGCATTCACTAATACTACGTATTTTATGTTCACTAACGCGTTCGAGGGCTGTCTCCATGGGGTTTCCACGAACGCACCGTTTCTCCAGATGCACCATTTCAGCAAATCATTGATACTGAATATAGTACCGCTTGGGCAATGCACGTCCATGATCACCGGAATGTCAGCGAATGACAAACCGCGAGCGCCATTGCGTAGAGTGCCTTCTAGTGGGGTTTGGCGAACAGTCGCAACAAGCAGATTGCCGTAACCTTGATAAGCTAGGATATCAGCGAGGAAAGCAAGCGGTCTATACATTCCGACAGTAGATGCGATCAACATCGCAAAGTAAGCACCATAGCTAGAAGTAGTGCTAGTGCCAGTATTAACAGTTCCCGTCCATACGTTTTGAGAGCCGCCGTTAACTGTGAGTACGTTTGCATTCCACCAAGCAGCATTACCGGTAGGGGCAGCATAAGTACCTGACGAACCAACACGAGTGATACCACCGTAAGCCCCTGCACTTGGGTCGGCGCCTGATGTACAGATTGCTTGCAGTCCTTGTAAAACAGGAATGCCATTTCGCGATGCACCATTTCCGAACATGTCGACGTTTATTTTATCCACAAGCGACATCAGCATCTGTTCGTATTGAGCGGCGATAAGATCGACGATCATTCCTTGACCTTGATTTAAAATCGCGAAAGTATCGGGGATGCCAATAGCACCAAGATAATAAATTGGATTGAAGGTAGATGAGGTGGTATTGCCGATAAAATCAGCGCTTGCAGTTGCGATACCACCAGCCCAAACATCGGCTTGTGGAGACGAGTTATACAAGATTTGGTCTTGAATATATGATCCGCCATCGATTCGTTCAATCAAAGTCGAGAATAATTCAAAAGCTACTGAAGAGGTAAAAAAGTTATCTCTCAGCTTGCGGTTGAAAAACGGCAAGATTGAACTATTGAGGGTATCCGGCTGTAGTGCAACTCCTGCCATGTGTTATTTCTCCTAGCGTTGACTGTTGGTGATTCCATATTTACGCTTGAGATCATTCGCAAAGGATTTAAACGATTTTCCTTTTTGAAATGACGGCAAGTGTGTCACGTCGAAACTATCTGAATTTGTTACCGATTCGATTGCAGAACTACGGCTCGTCGGCGCAGGAGTCGAAGAGGTCGCGGGCGATATGCGCTCCTGATTCGTTGGGCGTTTCTTCAAATCTGCGACTTCTTTCTCTAATTCAGCGATACGCGATTGATAGCGTGGCTGTGCTTGCTCGTTGTAGAGAGTGGCGAAATTGCCAGTCCAATTGATTGATTTAGCGCGATTAACGTCATTGCCGATGAAGCGCTGAAAATTCTGGTCGATTTCTTGTGGAGTAACCATTTTGGCAAAATCTGGATTCTGCGATTTAAAACGCTCGTATTCCAGATGCGCTCGCATATGTTCTGTGCGTAATTGTGCTTCATTGCTTTGACGGGTCAGCCCATCGTTGTTGCTGCGATACTCTTGATACATTGCTTGCATCTGAGCGACAGATACAGGCATATCAGGATCTAACCCCTGCAAATATGATGGAACACGCTCTGTTTCCTGTTCCCTTCGCGGAGAGAGATTTTGCATCTTCTGGTCGACCATTCGTTCCATATCGGCAAAACGATTATCGAAACGATGCGCCATTTCTTGAATGGAGGAATTTAAAGGTGCATAAGCTTTTTCGTGGTCAATTTCTCTTTCAGCGGCCGGTTTCGCTTCACGCTCACGACTTGGTTCACGATCAGCGGCTTTTTGTTCAATCTGCTCTTTTAGAATGCCCGGCATTCCAAATTCTTCAGCAGTGTTGAAAGTATCAAGCTGCTTTAAAAATTCTGGTCGATTATCGTCATCTGGCATTTGGTCTCATCTCCTAGACTTGGTTTTCTTGCATATCAGACATTTTTTGTTTCAATTTATCGAGCACGCCTTGCAGCTTGTGAGTGCAGGCTGTGACCTCACGATCGCATTGGTCTTCGCCCACTCTGCGAAGAGAGTCGGCAAGTGTGTTGAGATTCATGATTTCAGAGCGTGTGGCAGCAATTGCAGCTATCCAGAGTTGTTGTGACCCGCGAGGTTGAGATGCGCCAGGCATTTGCCCTTGTTGCATTGATTGCTGACCGGCCTGACCGCCCTGTAGGGATTGTTTTAATTGACTAAATAAATCCATTTAGGACTTTCTCCAACCATTCGGACATTCAACAATACGACTCGTCGACAAGTCGACAACACTTAAAGTAATTAAAGCAGCAGCTAACCCTTAAGTAAAGAGCTAAGCCTAATTACTCAAAACTGAGATCAAGATGTTTGATGCTGTTGTAGTACTTGGATTGGTCAAAAAGATCGTTGGAGGGGCGCCACCATTTGGCATCCATGCGGCCCATGCTCCCGCGGCAACACTCTGACGACCAGTGCCAGCAGCCGTACCAAACGAAAATGGCTGAGGTGTTCCTGTGATATCCACTAGAGAGATGAATACCAATCCGGTCAATGCAGGGAAAAGCGTAGCAAGATTGAAAGATTGATCTGTGGTATTCGCAGCAACACTAACAGGAGTCGATGACTGAGCGGCAGCTGTCAGAGTTGGATTGCTCGCGGCACTGCTGTAATCGATAGCAGTCACATGGCTGTAATCAGGATACCCAAGATATGCCTGAAGAGAGATATAGCACTGCTGGCCGATTGCAGAGAGTGCCATTTAGAGCACACTATAATAAACAAAGACTGTCAAAGTGCCATTTCCAGCGGCAAATGGAGCTGTGGCATTCGTTAGAGTGATCGCAGCATTTTGAGTAGCTGTAATATTGGCAGCAGTATTGCCAAGTACCGTATCAGCACTCGCAGCAGCTGTAATAGTGGCAGCAGGAAGAGTGGTCGCTACTGCTGCACCGCCGGAATATTGGGCACTAACGGCACCGCCGCCAGTAAATTGCACACCACCGGAAGCAGGATAAGTGAATCGAATCATGATGTAATCAACAAGAATTGATTTACCAGCACCTGGTGCCGGAATAATTGTTACCGGCGTCGCATTCATAGCGATAATTTGAGCAGCCGTTAAAGTTATTTGGATGACTTGACTCAAAGATTGATTGATATTTTGGCTGACGATGCTACCAGGCACAATCTCGGAGAACCCGGAATTACCACCACCATCGATTGAAAAGGAGGTACCTAATCCGGGAATACCAGTACGAGCACCATTACTTGATGCGGTTGACACTGTTGGTGCTGGCATGTGGCGATTCTCCTTTAACTACTAATCATGATAATAGCGGTCGTGTCATGTTCGCGCAACTAAGACGGCCCAGATTTATCAGGTCGACCCGGCTTATCATCCATCTTTTCAACCTTCGCGATATCCATACCCAATTTGCGCCCAGCTGCTTGAGCCGCGAGATCACTAGCTTCCTTGGCATCCATTTGCTTGACAATCGCCTTACGATTTGGCCATTGATAGGTATCTAGGAGCGCTTCTCTTGGAATCGCCTTCATGTTGTAAAGCTTGTCGGCAGATGCTTGCTGTGTGGCCTGCGCGTTAGGCGAACCGGTCCCAGTTTTGATATCAACGATATAGCCTTCACGCGATACAAGCTTTTCGATTTCTTCCTCGGTGCCAGACAAGAAAGTCTCGATATCCGATTCCCAATCCACAGGCATTGACTGACCATCAGGCATCGTCACATTGACAGTTATTTTCTCGTCGACCACTCGTCTGATTAGCCACATGATTTGCCGCGTAGCTTCTTTAACCGCACTAGCTAAATATTTGGCTTTAAGCGCCAATCGACTTGATGCGAAATTTTGCATGGATTGCAACGCATCACCGCCAATCTGTGAATCAGTGGGAATAATGCCGCGCATTAAAGCCGATGAACCAGAAATCAGGTCTAAATCGGACGAGTACATTTGCAAGACTGTAAAAGTGCTTGCTGGAGGATCGACGGCAGGCGGCCGCATAAAGACACCATTAGGATTAACAAAAACAATCCGGTCGGACTTATTTGGTACTTTCTTGTAATATTGCGCATTTGGAAAGCATCCCATAGAAGCGTGCATCGGTCGCTCAATTTCTGATTGCATGTAGGCATGTAATCGTCCTTTGATGTCATTTATTTTGATAGCGACATCGACAATTCTAGTAGCGTCACCAGCTACAAAAAGAGCTTTGGACGGCGACTGCTTGACTGGTATAAAAGGACAAGATCCATGAGGTAAGCGATTCGGCATGTCTTCAAGAACAACACCTTCGCAAACGACGATACATCTACCTTTTGGATAGGCTGGAACCCAATCACCAAGAACGTAGCCGTCTTCATCAAGAGCTAATGCATCTTTTTCTACCTGTGATTCACCATGATCATTTATGTATGTGCGATCTTTGCGATCTGGCGCAAATTTCAAGCGCGTGTCTTTAAACCAAGCTTCGTAAACTTTGATTTTTTGACGCTTCATTGATTGGCCACTAGCCAATTTATTTACAGGAGAAAGAATACTATCCTCTGCTTTCTGGTCTTGCATAGAGGAATAAGTAGAACTCTCCATTTCATCAGGAATTAAAAAACCTGTGATTGGATAAAGTTCGCGAATCTCGCCAATTTCGAGCGACATTTGTTGCACTATATATGCCATGTCTTCCCAGCGAAGATTTTTCGCTCGCGGGTCAACGTGCATATCATCGGGGTCTATGCGGTCAAGCTGTATCTTGCCCTTTTGACCGAACGTGCCATATTTATTGTAATCGACTGACGTTTTCCACCAACCGACATTGAAAAACGCGCCATCGTATACGGTGTCATAAAGTGTCTGCTCAAAATTGTTGCACTTAAATTCTGCTTCTAGCAGCTGATTCATTGCACCAACATATGGACCCTCAGCTTCTTGCGTAGAAGAAATGGTGCCATGTGGAGGATTGGAGCAAAGCAACGCCACTTGCTCTTGAATATAAGCATGCGCAATCGCAAGCGGTGTGTATGCCAGAGAACGCTCAATCGAATAGGCGACTTGGCTAGCATCTTCCAAATATTCGACCTGCTTTAAAGCTTTACGGCCGGCATTCTTTACTTTATCTTGCTCTGAGCGAGCTTGAGATACCCACGAATCAACTGTACCCGACCAGTGTTGATCGTATTTGGATTGCCCTTCTTCACCAATCCATTCTTGATCATCTTTTTCCCATTTTTCCATTTTCTCGTAATCGAGATAAGCGTCAGGGGTAAATAATGTAGACGGCTTCCACAATTTAGCCATTAGCCACCCTCTGCACGTAATTTGATACGCTGAACTTCTGTCCAGTCTGCTTCATTATCGTACATACCGGGAAACAGCGATTCGATATCTTTACTGACACCCTTATTGTCCTCGTCGCTGCCAGGACCATAGAAAGTTTCATCAGGCAGATCACTTGCAAAGGCAATATTTGGATTGGCGGCCACGAGAACTTTGATATGAGCTTCGACAAGATCTATTCGTTCATGCAAAGCTTTAATTTTCTCTGTTCGTTTTTCGAGCCAAACATATATAACTAGCGCTGAGATGAGGCAAACGCTAGCTATATATGGGACTAAAAATACCATAAAAGATTGACTCATTAGGCGGGTATTTGAATCTGGGGTAGAAGATCGTTAAATTCAGATTGTTCGCCATGTTCAGGTACAACTTGGGCTTGCCGGACTTCACAAACCTTTTTAACAAGGTAGCGAAAAACGGAAAGGGTAGAGACGCGATGAATGCGAGCAATCATCTGAATATTGCGGGCAGTTGGAGCCGAAAACAACGCTGCAATTAATCTTGGCACATCGGCATTATCACCATCACTCGTAGGATCATATTGCAAATCTTTTGGCATATCATCATACATTTTGTTCTTCTTGCTTTCGAGGGCAAGTTGCTGAGAAAGCCACAAACAAGGAAGTGCGACAAACTGAATACCCGCAGAACGAGCCCACTTGCAAACTTCAATGGTTTTTTCTTGACTACCAAGAAGCATTCGTAGGTCTTTCAGTGAATCTTCGCGAAGTTTTTTAGTGTTGAACAATGCCGGAACAGCTGAAACTTGCGGCTCAAGGATGATTCTTTGACCTTCGACATTAGTCACTGTGTCAACGCGAGGTAGATTCGCCGCACGAGCGGCAATACTTTTCAATTCCTCTTTGTACTGGGGATTGGCGAATTGTTGAATGCCTGTACTAACCAAAGCTGAAGCAACTTCACCAAAACCCCGCATTTCATTCGCGCGCTGCTCCGTATAGGCAATATTTTGACTCTCGACATGCCCGACGGAATTGTAAGCCAACACGTCGCCTTCATGCTGAAATGGCGATGTGCCCTGACCGGATGCCGCAATGATATCAATTGAGCTTGGTCCCATCGTCGAAGTCGTGGCTTGCATGTATTCACTGGAAACAGCGCCACCAGTTACCTCGCGGCCAGCCGAATCGGAAAATTCCGCTCCATACACTTCCGGCATAACCGGAGGCATCATTTCGTTTAACTGTTCCGCTGAAATGCGCTGCTTGTTATCTTTAGACATTCACTCACCTCTTAATCGAACCATTCCACCACACCGTCATTCAAATCAAAATCTCTATTCATGAATCGGTCAATCATATCGACTGCATCGCCTTCTCTAGCTTTACCCATATCTTCTATTTGGTCAATGAATTTCTGAGCCGGGGTCTTGTGTTCATCGCCTGCGTAAGTCAGATAAAGGTCATCGGCGGTCATCATAACGTCATCACTTGCTGCCTGGTGGGCAATCGCCAGCGAGAAGATTCTATCATCATAAGCATCTTCCATAGCTTCCGCACGTCCAGAATCGGGGTCTACGTGGAAAGACCGCATTTCGGCAAATAATGCCTCGTCTTTGAACATACCTGGGTCATTGAAACGTTGATTAGCGGAATCGTGGAACATCTTCCGCATCTCGAGCAAAATTGTCGAGCGATTGGCGTGAGTTGTCCACCATCCCAATGCTTGTGTCAATTGATGGCCACCAACTCGGTCGCGGTGACGGAATTGATAGACGTTGAAATATCCAAGCCTATTGATATAGTCCAATACCATATTGCCGCCGCCGCCAGGGTTCACCTCGGGCGCAAGCATGGCGTTATTAAATATCGTGGCTAGAGATACTAATAGATATGCGTGTTCATCTGGTCTAATTCGACCGTGATAACAGCCCATCATCTCGCGTGTTCGTCTATTGATGATATGGCCACTTGAAAAATCGCTCCCTGCTTCACCTAGCGAAGGGTCGGAGCCTATTACATATTGCTGGTCTTTCTGAGGCATTGACCATAATTTGATATGCAGCAAGCCAGCGTTATCGTCTACCTTTTGAACCTCTTTTAGCTCAGAAAATTTCTCAAAAATCTGCGCAATGGGTCTCTCGCTGAAGTTATACATCAAGGGCTTTTCGAATTTGCGCAATGACATCATGTGAATTTCATTGTCGCCAAAGAAACTAGCCCCTTCGCTAGCCCAAGCATCTTCAGGGTCAAAAGGGAACTCGTGAATGAACGTCTCGTAGTTTAAGTTGCCACGATAAACAAACTGCCAGTAAATCCAGTGGATTTGTTCAGGCGAAAGTGTGAACGCTTTACAGCGTTGAGCCAATCGAGGCTCGACTCGCGTCATTTCTTCCATAATTAGCATTTTGTGGCGGTCACCATCAAACGGCCGCGCACATTCAGGGTCTTCCCACCACGGAAAAAACTTAGCTCTGTACTGGTTTTCGCCGTTATAAGCTTCTTGCCAGTGTTGATGACATGCCGAACCGCGATTTTTGCCTGTAGTTTCAATGATGATCGCAGTACCGGCAGCAGGCGCGATGGTGGTAGCAATTTCGTCCATGACAAGAGTGAAATTTTTCTTGTAAAAAGCCGCTTCTGATAAGTGGGCGCGATGAAGTCCATCGCCACGAATTTTGTCAGGGAATTTACAAGTGCCGATGACAAGTTCTGAATCATGATGCGCAAATTTAAGGCCGGCGGTCGCGTCTTTAGACAGACCAAACTGGTAAGCGGGGTCTAGCTGCTTATAAAACATTTTGCACATAGCAAGGATTCGACGTGCGCGGTCGTCATTGTGCGCGACGATACCGACGCGCCGATTGTCTCTTGCCCAAACGTCAACAAGATTGTCGGCAGCGAAAACGGAGGTAAAGCCAATTCGCCTTGATTTCAAAAACCAGACTCTTATCGGTTTACCGCTTTTTAACTCTTCTTTGTATATTTCAAACGCTTGCCGTTGTCCAAACCTAAAGTTAAATGGCACCAGCGTACCGTCTTCATCACACGGTATTCTGAACTTGTTTTGAATGAATTTTTCTGGATTTCTGGCAGCGGCAGCGCGTACTAATTCAATACGTTCATCTGAGGCAATGATTATTTTTGACGCCGCGTGTCTCGCCATTAATCCAACTTGGCATCGCCATAGAATACGTCGGTTTCAGGGTTTTCTCGCTCGCGTTTGATTTCTGCAATCACCTGGTCAGATATCCTTGACGCTCGTTTCTGCATCTCCATTTTGGCAAGAGTTGTCTCAACACCGCCAACAATCAAAGGCATTTGCTTGTATGGGTCTTTCTGAATTGCCACAGCTTCCTTGATACAGGGCGTACAAAAGCAATAACATACGACCATACCCGGTTTTAAACCGACGCTCCGCCACTTCTCGATTTCCGCTTGGGTTGCGATTTGTAGCGGAGGAATGATGTTCATGTTTGGGACACAATCATCTCGGTTTAGCGGTTTCATGCAGTCCATGCAGGACTTATAAAAAACTACGGATGGCTTGCGGGCGTTGTCGTTTCCTTTGTCGCAGATATTGATTTTTTCGGTAAATGGAACCGCTTGAGGCTTGAACCGACCGATCCCAGTATACATTTCAAGAAACTCTGATGCTGCTTTACCACCGTTGGGGCGGATACCGACAACCCCGGCTTTGGTGCCTCCTGCGCCTGCGCGACTAGAAGTGTCAAACACAGTAGTGAGCTTTTCAGCATTTTTAAATTCCTCTTCTTTGGATGGCAAAAAGTGTTCTAACATTGCAGCGCTATCGGCAGAACGACCGGGCGCAGTATTCTTGACTATTGCGGATTTATCGAGAAAGTGTTTCTCTTTCTTCTGTTCTTCCAGTCCGTCCTGGACCTCTTTTATTGTCCAACCACTACTCATCTTTCTCATCTCCGTTAAGCATCGCTAAGTCATCATCGATGTCATCATTCCCCGCAGCATGAGCACCACCGGGTGGAATAGCGCGAGGCATAAGCGTCTTCTTTACCGCCTCATTGCGCGCTAGAAGCATGTCACCTAATACTAGGTTAGCAAATGCGATCACCGGCGATTGCGAGAGATTGCTTGATATCTGAAACTTTTCGAGTCGCTCAAGTGCTTTCGCCTGCAACAGTCGCAGTCTTAGCTTTGCAGACTCAGCGATCATCTTATTCCAAGCTTTCAAAGAATCTTCATCTTTGGCTAATTCGCGCTCAATGCGAAACAACTCAAGCTCTTTCTCTTCCTGCGACTCACAGCCGCGAAAATGAAATAAGAAGGTGTCAAGATTCCCTGCAGACTGCTCAAGCTGTTCAAGAGTATCAGCCAGATTCTCCACGTTATTCTTTGGAACAACACGAATACGTGGCGGCTCAACCGGCTTCGATGGACTAAACGGCACCGGCTCGATACCTTTACCCGGCCATTTGCCGCCTGCCATATTGCCTCATCTCTACATAATCGCCCAGAGTTTCACTACACAATTTTAATCAGTTATTTTTCGCAAGTCAACGGATTGACGGCGCTAAACGGATTCGATACGATGGAAGTCTTCGAAATATTCTTTGTTTAAATGTCCGAACAATTAAATACAAAAACTAAAAACCCCACCTTTCGGCAGGGCTAATAGTTTTTGGTTGCTTCTTCGAAAAGTTCCCATTCGTCCTAAAGAGTGACATATTTGTCTAACCGTCAGTTTAACTTTAAAGCGCCCTACAGTCAACCACCTGCAGTAAATCCTGATGGTGTCAAGATTCCGCCCAATGCCATCAGAGAAACGTGGCTTCGTGGCAGACAATATCATCAAGCTAGTGTATTGCCCTACTGTGGACGCTCAGACGCTCAATTCTGTTTATCTCATTACTATTGGTTTGGCGATTCTTCATTGAATGTCGAACCTGTCGGCGGCAATGACGCCGCTCGCAATTATCGAATAATGCAGCGATTCAACGAGATGGATACTCGTTATTCGCACATGATTACGCGCAAGTCTAAGCACCTCGTTATGTGTGAAATTAAGCGCTGCACTAAATGGCGGCCGCCGAATTACGCTCCATTTAATCCGAATATCACGCAAAAGAGTGACATTAACAGTCGTGGAATAAACGTCTATCAGGCTTATTACGCCAATAAAAACAGAGCAACAGAAGGATTTAAAAGACTTCGCTATTGGTTCGAGAGGCTTTGCAAAAGACTCAAACGCGTTCCTACAAAGGGGGAGTTATTTAGAACAGCCAAAGCAAATTGGAGAACTATAGAAAAGAACTATATCCGCTTGTGGCTGAACGCTCCAAAAGTTCTGAAGTCTTTAGAACCCCAACACCCCCTTTTCGAAGATAGAACGCCTGCAAGTTCTGAAAACCCTAAGCCTGTGAGAGTAAATCCAAAGCTTTCAAAAATGTATCGAACTATTTTGAATATCCAGACTAACCTCGGGGCGTTTTTTGCCTTAAGAGAAAAACCGACTTAGGAGAAACAATGAAAAAGCAAAGCGAAGGCGAAATAATGGCCGAAGCCATATCAAAAGTTCCAACCCCATTGTTATTGGATTATTTCTTAGCGTGTTTAAAAGCTAGGGATAAAATGAATATACGTCTGCAATTGAATTTGCGATTGGACGAAAGGTGACTCCTATAATGGATGCGGCCTGGGAAAGAACAAGAGGAATTTCACAACCTGTGTTTAGTGGAAGTGAGGGATTGGGAGATGATTGGAAAGAGAAGGTCAAAGCATTTCACACGTTGCCTGTTAATCAACAGTCAAAGCAAACAACTCGCGGATTGTTAGGAGTGAACGTAAAACGTTCAAGCTGTGCCGAGATTTGTCCTACAATTGACTTAAACCGAATTGGGAGAGAAGAAGATGAGACTTTTGAATAAAACTGAGGCAGTCGAACCTTGGAAGAGTTTAGATTACGAAAAACTATGTAATCGCGCATTCAAACATGCAAAAATTCGCAAATTCATCAGAAATTGTTTTGAACTCGTGTTCGCAACTGCTGCTGTGGCATTCATCACGTTATGGGTAGCGACGTGCGTTGTTCACGACAAGGTGCCAACTAACTCGCGATATGACACAATGCCAATCAATTATGGAGATGAGAAATGAGTGATGCAGACATGGCGATATTCAAATCAGTATCGCGGCATGATTTCTTTGCGTTCTATGAATGGGCTGAGATGAATGCACCAGGCGACTTAGATGTCTATCGCCCTAACTTTGACGCTGTTATGGCAGTCTTGAAACATGTTAAAGAAAATTTGTACGCACCGTAGACAATAAAACAATAATTGTTGTATAGTAAGCAGGTTGAGAGCAAGGAGTTATTCAAATGAAGCAATTTAGACAAGGTGACGTATTTATCACAGAGTGCGCAATCCCAAAAACTGCAAAGAAGCAGGACAAAGTGGGTCGTATTGTGTTGGAGCATGGCGAAGTTACTGGACATGCCCATGCAATTTACGAAACCGAAAAAACCGATCTATATCTTGAGGGTTCGCGCAAGTGGTTAGAACTTTGTTTTGCTAGTGAAGTGAAACACGAGGAGCATTCAACTGTTAATTTGCCCGCAGGTACCTATAAAGTCACGCGCCAAATTACTTGGTCTGTACTCGATCAAATGGGCAAATTGGTAGCCGATTGATTTGTGATTGTGTGGCGAGATTGGTAAATCAAACAAATTAAGGAATGATGAGAGATGACATCGACAGTAAATAAGACCGGTATAGTTCGCACCTCCTCGTTTGCAGGCGGTGGTCTTACCGACGATGAAAGGCGATTGATGGCCGAACATGTTAAATTGTGGACTGGACGAATTTTAAGAACGGAACCTATTCAACCCGAATTTATAGTGCCTGCCATCAAAGCTTTGTATAAGACTGCGAATTTAAAAGCACCGCGAGTGGTAATTGTTCCAAGCCCTTTAGTGATGGCGGTCGCGGGAGGCTTTGCCGCCGCTATCTGGCAAGCTAGAAAAACTGGAAATATTACAACACTCGACGCGACAAGCGCCGCAGCACGCGCCGCAACACGCGCCGCAACATACGACGCGACAAGCGACGCGACAAGCGACGCAACACGCGCCGCAACACGCGACGCAACATACGCCGCGACAAGCGTCGCGACAGACGCCGCAGCATACGACGCAACACGCGCCGCAACAAGCGCCGCGACACGCGCCGCAACATACGACGCGACAAGCGACGCGACAAGCGCCGCAACACGCGACGCGACAAGCGCCGCAACACTCGACGCGACATACGACGCGACAGACGCCGCAGCATACGACGCAACATACGACGCAACATACGACGCGACAGACGCCGCAGCATACGACGCAACATACGACGCGACAGACGCCGCGACACGCGCCGCAACACACGCCGCAACATACGACGCAACATACGACGCGACAGACGCCGCAACACTCGACGCAACACGCGCCGCAACATACGACGCGACAAGCGACGCGACAAGCGCCGCAACACGCGACGCGACACGCGCCGCAACATACGACGCGACAAGCGACGCGACAAGCGCCGCAACACGCGACGCGACACGCGACGCAACAAGCGCCGCAACACTCGACGCGACACTCGCCGCGACACTCGACGCAACATACGCCGCGACAGACGTCGCGACAGACGCCGCGACAAGCGCCGCAACACACGACGCAACAAGCGACGCGACAGACGCCGCAACACGCGCCGCAACATACGACGCAACATACGACGCGACAAGCGACGCAACACTCGACGCAACACGCGCCGCAACACGCGACGCGACATACGACGCATACGCCGCAACAGACGCCGCGACAAGCGCCGCAACACTCGACGCGACACTCGCCGCAACACTCGACGCAACACGCGCCGCAACAGACGCCGCAACACGCGACGCGACACGCGCCGCAACATACGACGCGACAGACGCCGCAACACGCGCCGCAACACTCGACGCGACAAGCGACGCGACAGACGCCGCAACACTCGACGCAACAAGCGCCGCAGCACGCGACGCGACACTCGACGCAACATACGCAACATACGACGCGACAGACGCCGCGACAAGCGTCGCAACACGCGCCGCAACACGCGCCGCAACATACGACGCGACAAGCGACGCAACACTCGCCGCAACACGCGCCGCGACAGACGCCGCAGCACGCGCCGCAACATACGACGCGACAAGCGCCGCGACAAGCGCCGCAACACTCGACGCGACACTCGCCGCAACACTCGACGCAACACGCGCCGCAACAAGCGCCGCAACATACGACGCAACATACGACGCGACAAGCGACGCAACACGCGCCGCAACACGCGACGCAACATACGCCGCGACACTCGCCGCGACAGACGCCGCGACATACGACGCGACACTCGCCGCGACAAGCGCCGCAACACGCGACGCAACATACGACGCGACACTCGTCGCGACAGACGCCGCAACATACGCCGCGACAGACGCCGCAACACTCGACGCAACACTCGCCGCGACACGCGCCGCGACAAGCGCCGCATACGCCGCGACAGACGCCGCAACAAGCGCCGCGACACTCGCCGCGACACGCGCCGCGACAAGCGCCGCATACGCCGCGACAGACGACGCAACATACGCCGCAACACGCGCCGCAACATACGCAACATACGACGCGACAGACGCCGCGACAAGCGTCGCAACACTCGCCGCAACACGCGCCGCAACATACGACGCGACAAGCGCCGCGACAAGCGCCGCAACACTCGACGCGACAAGCGACGCGACAAGCGCCGCAACACGCGCCGCAACATACGACGCGACAAGCGCCGCGACAAGCGCCGCGACAGACGACGCGACACGCGCCGCGACAGACGCCGCGACACGCGCCGCAACATACGCAACATACGACGCGACAGACGACGCAACATACGACGCGACACTCGCCGCGACACGCGCCGCGACACGCGACGCGACAAGCGACGCGACAAGCGCCGCGACAGACGCCGCGACATACGCCGCGACATACGCGACAGACGACGCGACAGACGACGCAACATACGATGCGACAAGCGACGCGACACTCGACGCGACACGCGCCGCGACAGACGCCGCAACAAGCGCCGCAACACGCGACGCGACACGCGCCGCAACATACGACGCGACCGTTAAGAATCCTAAAAAGGGTTGGGCTCGCAAACTCGCCCAACAAATGGCGGGATCAAATAAATGGGTATTTGAGGTGATGGTTGGATGTGTAACTCGATGGACGGGACCATATTCTGGTGGCAATATGTGGGGAGCTTGGGATTGTTATCTAACTGCTGCTCGGGATATTCTTGGCTTGCAATTGCCTGCTCATGAAAAATACGCAGCGTGGGAGCAAGCGGCTATTCATGGGGGATATCGATATATACACCCCGAATTTTGTATGGTTTCCGACTTCCCGCGATTTATAAAAATGGATGATGCGAATAGACCGCATTGTGACAACGGCCCCTCTCATCAATGGCGTGATGGTTGGTCTTTATTTTTTTGGCATGGTGTTAGTATTTCTGACGAATTGAGTTGGATTATTACGAATCCCGAAAAAATCTCAGTTGCTCTTATCGACAAAGAAGGCAATCAAGAAATTAAACGGGTAATGTTAGAGCGCTTTGGGGTTGGGCGATATATAACAGAAGGCGGAGCTACTGTATTGCATCGCGATGTTGATAAATTAGGCGCCCCGCGTGTACTTTATCAAAAAAATATTCCAGGCACTGAAGAGACGCTCACAATGCTGCATGTTAAAAATAGCACGCCAGAACCGGATGGCAGCATCAAGGATTACTTTCTTGAAATCCATCCTGAATGTCGCCCAATGTGGCTAAGTGACAAAAATGAAATCGAGATCGGCGCTCCGCAGGAAATGACTTGTTTGAATGCAGTCGCTTCAACTTTTGGACTTCGTGGCGAGGATTACAATCCGCAGTTTGAATCATAGGAGTTGAAATGTCTAAAAAGTGTAATTATCAGTATTGCTCAACATTTAAACCTCCGATGATATGCCCGTCGAGTAAGCATCAACAGCGGACCAGATCCCCTTTGTGGCAATCGATTAAGACTTTCGTTCTAACGATTTTGGAATATTTAAAATGGATGGTGGCAATATGGTTGGAGAAGTGAATCTAAGAAAAATAGACGTTTCAATAATGCGTCAAGGCGTTGAAACCCAAATGAAACGGCGCGGCCACATCAACGCTGATTTGATAGAAGGACTTTTGCAGCAAATTGAAATCAGAGATCGAGAGATTGAAGCAAACGCTAACGATAGACCAACTATACCAATTAGAGGAAGTGTGTCTTGAGGATTTACGCTACTGTGACCGCGCATTGATTGAACCCGCATTTAGATTGGTGATCGATACGATTATTGGAGAAAAGAAAAATGCAATGCGCTAAATGCGGTCGAGATGTTGACACGGTGTCACATTCTCACAACGTGTTAACCGGGGAACGGCTATGCGAAACATGCACGTTTCCATCTTGCCCAAAATGCGGATTCATGGCTGAACATTGCAAATGCAGCAACCCGATGTTGGAGGGTGTCGAGTTGCGCGATCTCTTCGCGTGTTTTGCAATGTTGAAGATGGAAGGTGCTGGTAGTTTTGATATCAAAGCAGGCTTCTGTTATGCGATGGCAGATGAAATGTTGGAAGCCAGAAAAATTAGCCCAAACAAATAGACAATAAAACAATAGTTGTTGTATGATGGACTAGTGATTATTCAAATGGAGATGAGAAATGTCTACTCAAGTTAAATCTAAAAAGTTGCATGAAATTCTTGCTATAGAAAAAGGTGTGAAAACACGCTCTTACGCAAAGATTGATGAGATGCAGCACGTACTTAAAAAGCCCGACATGTTCAATGGTCATCACAAACGCTGGATACCGTTGACGGAATCGTCTGAAATGTTTCCGCCTGATAACAAGAAGATTCAAGCGTTCGCACCAGAAATGCTCGGTCAATATATTGGACTGCGCAAGGAGGTGTTTGACCTTGAACTCAGTAAAGACTTAACGAATGCAGGTGCTCGCGCCGACATCATTATTGATGATGAGGTCATCGCCAGCGAGTTGCCAGCGACCACATTGCTGTTTCTTGAAAAGGAATTGACCGATCTTCGTACATTCATTTCTGCGATTCCAGTGTTAGATGCAGCGGAAAACTGGTCAATTGCGCCAAACAATCCTTTTATTCATCAAACTGCGCCTGAGAAGGTTTCGCGCACGAAGAAGGTCGAGAAAGCACTCGTGATGTACGAGGCTACCAAGGACCATCCCGCGCAAGTAAAAACGGTTGTTGAAGATGTGATCATCGGCACGTGGGAAACAGTCAAGACAACTTCGGCTATTTCCGTGACAGACAAGCTGGCATTATGGCAACGCGTCAATCTGTTAGTTGATGCCGTGAAGCAGGCCCGAGAGCGTGCCAACGGCGCCATTGTTGTTGAGCGTAAATTGGGATCTGCAATCTTCGATTTCGTGCTTGGCAAAAAACAATAGATGTTGTATTATTGAATTTCAGGTAAGTTGACAGTTTAAGTTAAAAGTTCAACCGGGTCTAAGATAGTAATTGCGTGGTTCAAGTCCCGCCTCTCCCACCATACGGGGGAGTAGCCAAAATGGATAAGGCGCTATCACCCAAGTAAGTTCAAGTTCTCCTGAAAAGTTAAAGTTAAGTCCAAGAGATACTATCTCAAGCACCAACAATCTGCGTATTAAAGATCTGGGTTCAAATCCCAGCGGGCGGGCCAGGGGGCTCATGTTCTAAGGTTAGCGATGCTCACTTGCAATGAGCGTGGTGTCAGTTCGATTCTGACAGTCTCCAAATATCCGCCTGTGGTCTAACGGTATGACGTTTTCCTTTAGAGATAAGATGTTGGTTTAAATGTCGTTAGTTTGCTCAACCGACTAAAATTCTGCAATAGCTCAATTGTAAGAGCGTTCGAATTACATTCGAAGGGTTACCGGTTAAATTCCGGTTTGCAAATCCAAACAATCGGGGCGGGGAACGGCTACTTCCTCGCTCCACCATTTTATATTCGAGGTAATATGGACATTGATAAGCGAATGGAAGATTATTTCCGTCAAGGACTAGCGCAAGGCATTAACACACATGTGATCGAAGTCAGCACCACTGTTGATGGCAAAATATTCTTGCGCATGCAGCCGATTCAAGTTCCGACGCAAGAACAGTTGAATCGAATAATGCCACCAGAAGTTAGCCAGTGGGCGAGACAACAAGCCGAACGCGATGTAGAAATATTCGCGCAGCAGCAGCAATCACCCCAGTCACCACGTGCGAACATGGTTACTGATTTCAATGATATGCGCTCATTTATGAATGTGCCTAAAATAGCGAAGAAACCAGAAGCAGAATTTGAGTCGGAAACAATCGAGAGTTATAAATCACCGCTGGCAGGCATGGAATGAATAACGGCGATCCATATATTGGCAAGATTGTGCATTATTGGTTTCAGGCACCAGGCGATTCACCCCAAAGTCCTTTTCGTGGACCGCGAGCAGCAATGATCACAGGCATTCATAAAGATTCAAATGCTGTCGATATCGTGTGGTTTGTTGCCACTTACACAAATTATCAAAGCTACGTTTTATATAATGAGCCAAAAGTTTCTCTGGGTGGCGGAATGCAATTTTGGTTAAATGTCCCAGCAGTTGCCCCACCAGATCAATTTATTGAGAACATGAAAATGCTGCGTGGATATGAGGATGAATGAAGATGAAATGCATTAGCCTGCACCAACCATGGGCATCTTACCTAATCAATGGCGATAAACGAATCGAGACACGACACTGGCCAATCAGGCATCGCGGTCCGCTATTGATTCATGCCGCCAAGAATACTGAATCGTGCAGTACTTCGCAGAAAGAAACACTACCATTCGGTGCATTGCTCGGTATTGTTGAGTTGATTGGATGCGAGCGCACCGAGACTTTGAGAGAGCGAATCACGACTACCGAGGAAGGTTTTGGCAACTTTGGCGATGGACGATTTGGCTGGATAACGAAAGACCCGCAACCATTTGATAAACCAATTCCCTACAAGGGGCAGCAGGGATTATTTAACGTGCCAAACGACTTGATTCATCAGAAAAAGTGATTAATAAC